GGCGAAGGCTCGAGTCGTCGAGGCGCTTGGCGGCGTTTGTTCGTGTGCCGATGAGGATTGCTGGCATCCGGGGCCCTGTGGCATCACGGCGGCGGACGTGTTGACGGTGGATCATACCCAGCAGGATGGTGGCCGGGTGCGGCGCTGCCGGGCCGGTGGGGGCTTCCATGCAGGGAGGGGGAGCGGGAGTCCCACCATGTGGAGCCGGTACGAGCGCGCACTGCGCGATCCAGACCATGGCATGCGGCTGCTGTGCTTCAATTGCCATATGCTCATCACGTTTCGTGGCCGACGGGGCGACGCAGGAGCGCGCGCATGGGGCCAGGCATCCAGCGTGGATGGGCACCGAGTGTCGACCTCATCGCCGCCCGCGTTGCGCGCATGAATGCGGGGCGCCGTTCGCACCGGGCGGAGCGCGAGGCGGCGCAGCAGCGGCTGGTCGAGGAGTTATCCGGCATTCCGTTGGATCAGCTTGTGCGCAGCGTGAGCACGCGGCAATGGACGGTCGCCGTCATGCACCTTGGTGGCTACGACATGAGCGAGATTGCGAAGGCCATCGGCTACGCGAAGGTCGAGGTCGTCGGGCGGGTGCTCAAGCATCCGACGGTGGTGCGGTTGATCGAATTGGTCCGCGATGCGCAGCTCGACCGGGTATTGCGGGGCACATTCGGCGTGCAAGCCACTGCTAAGGCCGCAGCGCCCGAGGTAATGGCCCATGTGGCGGAGTTGGCGGGAGGGGTGAAGGATCGTGCCACCGGCGAGCGGAAGGGACGGGCGCGGCGGGACGCCGATGCGTTACGGGGTGCCGAGCTCTTGCTCACCGTGTCGGGGGACAAGGTGGAGAGGAAGCAGATTCTCCACGCCCACTTGTTCGAGCAGATGTCGGATGCGGAGTTGGAGGCGTTGGCGGTGAGAGGGGAGGTGCCCGAGAGGCTGAAGGGGGCCGCGGGGTTACTGGTCGGGCCGGTGGAATGAGCGCGGCGGATCGGGCGTTGTACGAGTCCCTTCGCGATGCACTCCGCGACGGGGTGCGGCTCGGGATGTATCACGGCTCCACAAAGGAGCTGGCATTACGACCGGCGGTGCGCGGGTGTTGCTCGGTGCCACAGGCGGAGCGCCGTGGTCGCATGCCGAGCCCGTGCGGCGACGAGTTCCGAGATGAACTCTGGACCAGGGCCGGGAGTGGCTCGGACGATATCACGTGTTGGTGCGGGCATACGGCGGGGTGCCATGAGCGGCGGGCGACCGGCGGTGCGCGGCGGCTCGTCGAGGGCGACGATACATGAGCACACCGTTGCCGGCGAGTGAACACGACCACGCGGTCGAGTTGATCGCCCGCGTGCTGTATGTGTGTTTCCTCACCTTCGCCATGGGGGTCGGGGTCGGGGTGGTGCTCGGGCGGGTGTTTCTGCCGTGAGTGCGGTCGACTATCCCGAGCCGATCGGCGCGTTGGTGCTTGAGCTCCACCGCGCGATCGAGACGGGGGCCGTGCGGGGCGTGGCGCTCGTCACGATTGCCGTCGACGGCGGACTCATGCCGGCGTGGGCGGCGGATCTGGGCCTCGGGCCACACGTCGGGTCGGTGCTGCGTGGGGCGGTGGCGTATCTGGCGGCGCGGATGGACGCCGCGGCGCTCACCACGTAACGGACTAGGCACGTCCGGGGGTCGCGGAGTACAACGGCCCGCCAGATGCCCGACGCCGTGACGAGTCGCCTCGGCCCCCAGAGTCGCGCCCCGTTGCGTGCACGGGGCGCGGGCTCCGGGCCGCCGGGGCCGCAAGGTCCCGTCGGGCCGGCGGGGCCGGCGGGTGTCGGCGTGCCGGCGGGGGGGACGACCGGCCAGGTGCTCGAGAAAGCCTCGAGTGCGGATTACGCGACCCTGTGGGCGACGCCGAGTGGCGGAGGCGCGAGCCGCGTCACGATTCAGCCGACGCCGCCCGCGAGCCCGGTGGTCGGCGATCTCTGGTGGCGCAACGACCCGGACGGGGTACTCTACGTCTACTACAACGACGGGAATTCGTCCCAATGGGTGCCCGCGACGCCCATTGCGGTCCCCCCCACCGCGACCATGGCCTATCGGCACGTGCAGGCGACGGCTGCCACGACCTGGACGATCGTCCACAACCTCACGTTCCGCCCGAATATCGAGGTGGTCGATTCGACCGGGCACGAGATCATCCCGGGCGACGTCACCTATCCCGACGCCGTGACCGTGCAAGCGACGTTTTCCGCCGCCGTCGGCGGGGAAGCATATTTGAGCTGAGGGGAGCGGTCGCATGCCGACGATTTACGGTCCGCTCGACATCGTCAAGAACGAGCTCCGGAACGCCGTCGTGCAAAACCTCGGCTCGGCGCCGGCGAGCCCGGTGAAGGGGCTCATCTACTACGACACGGCGAGCAATATTCTCTACTGGTACAACGGCACGGCGTGGATTGCGGCCCAGTCCGGCTCGAGCTTGACGCCGGCGAGCACGGTCACCACGCAGGCGATTGGCGACGCGCCGGTCGTCGGGTCGCTCGCGAGCTACGCCCGGGAGGACCACAAGCACGGCGAGCCGGCGTTCGGCGCCATCACGACGGAGCAGACGTTCGGGGTGGCGGGGGCGAATGGGAGCGCGGCGAGCATCGCCCGGTCGGACCATACGCACGGGAACCCCGTCCACGACGCCGCGGCGCATGCGGCCATCTCGCGGTCGGCGTTTGCGGTGCCGACGGCCGACGTGCCGTGGGGTGGGTTCAAGATCACCAACTTGGCGACGCCGACCGCCGCAACCGACGCGTCGACCAAAGGGTACGTCGACTCCGCCGTCAGCGGGCTCTCGTGGAAGGACGCGTGCAAGGCCGCGACGACGGCCAATATCGCGCTCTCGGGCTTGACGGCGGTCGATGGCTACACGCCGACGGCCAATGACCGCATTCTCGTCAAGAACCAGACGACGGCCTCGGCCAATGGCATCTATCTGGCGGCGTCGGGGGCCTGGACGCGGGCGGCGGACTTCACCAACGCCGCCGACATGGACGGCAGTGCCGTCTTTGTCGAGCAAGGCACGACGCAAGCCGATACCGCGTGGGTCATGACGGCGGATCAACCCATCACGGTCGGCACGACGCCCCTCCCGTGGGTGCAGTTCAGCGGACAAGGCACGTATCTCGCGGGCAACGGGTTGACGCTCACGGGCAATACCTTTGCCGTCGGCGCGGGCACCGGCATTGTCGTCAGCGCCGGCAGTACGGCGGTCGATACGACCGTCATCGCCACGCAAGCCTTCGTGAATACCGCCATCACGGGCATGGCGAAGAAGTACGCCGCGGCCCTCACCGGCACGGCGAGTCCCGAGACCGTGACGCATAACCTGAACACGCGGGACGTCGAGGTGGCGGTGTACAACGGTGCCACGCCGTATGCGTCGGTCCTCGTCGACTGGGCGGCGGCGACCGTGAACACGGTAACCATCACGTACAACCCGAACCTCGGCGCCGGCTATCGCGTCGTCGTGGTCGGCTAGATGCCGCGGGCGTATGGCATCACCAACGCGGCGCCGTACGCGAGCGCCCCGGCGGTCGGGGCGGCGGGCGATACCTACTGGAACACGACGGAAAAGGCCCTGTACGGCTCCGACGGCACGGCGTGGAACAAGGTCGGGACGCTCGCCATGGTCGGCACGACGGCGCCGACGTCGCCGGCCGTCGGACAGCTCTGGTGGCGCAGTGACACGGGGCGCTTGATGATCTGGTACGACGACGGCACCTCCCAGCAATGGGTGCCGGCGGTGCCGGTGTAACGCGGGGCGATCATGGCGGCGCTCGATTTCCCGAATTCGCCGACGACCAACCAGCAATACGTGGCGCCGAACGGCGTCACGTACCAGTACGACGGCGCGGCGTGGGTGACCCTCGTCGGGCCGCCGCCGACGATTCCCTCGGGCGCGGTGCGCGGCACGCCGTCGAGTGGGGGCACGCAGCGGGAAATCCTCAAAGCGTCCATCTGGGGTGGGGATGACTTGATCGATCTCTCGGTGCCGGTCGCGAAGCTCGCCCTCGGAGCCAGCTTGCGGCAAGCGCCGATCGGGAAAGCGATTCCCACCTCGACGACGATCAGTGCCATTGGCGCCTGGACGGACGTGACGACGCAAGCGATCACGACGACGGGCGGGCGCGTGCTGCTGCTCGCCACGCTCGGCGCGTGGGCGAGCGGCACCGCGGGTACGCTCTATCAAGTGCTGCTCGGGTTTGGCCGCGACAGTGTCACCGCGACGCATGGGCAGGTCGAGCAACGGTTCCAGATGCCCGGCAGCGGCACGTCGACGGTACCGCTCGCGACCCTCTTTGCGATCGACACGGGGGTCACGGCGGGCGCGCATACCTATCACCTCGTCGTCTACAACGTGACGACGGGCGTCTCCGTGACCACGGCGGCGGCATGGCCCGGGACGCTCTACCTCCTCGAGCTGGCATGAGCGAGCCACCGCCCGGGGCCGGGGCCGGCCGCGTCCTCGGCCCCGACCATCCGCTCGCCGTGCGTGCCGCGGCCCGGCTCGCCCTCGAGCAACGCCGTGCGACGGCGGCGTATGGCATCCAAGGCGACCCGTGGGCCTTTGTGCGCGACTGCGTGTGGACGCGGGACGAGGCGTCGGGCATGGTGCGCCGCTACCCGAACCACGAATATGCCGAGCTGCTCGTGCGCCGGTGGCAAAGCCTCCCGATTCTCGTCGTCGCCAAGTCGCGTCGCATGGTGGTCACGTGGTTGATGGTGGCGGTCAACGTGTGGCTCGCCATGTTCTCGCCCCTCTCGAAGGTCGCGTTCATGGCGCGCAAATTGGGACGGACCGAAACCGAGGGCTCGTGCGAGCTGGTGCGGCGGGCGCGGTTTATCATGCAGCACGTGCCCGCCTCGTTACCGCCGATCGAGGTGGAGTATTCGGTCGGGTTGCTCCGGTTCGGCAACGGGTCGGAGATCGTCGCCCTCGGTGAGGGCGAGGAGCAAGCGCGGCAGCACACGTTCACGTCGGTGTTGGCGGATGAGGTGAGTTACTGGGAACGAGCCTTCGAAACCTGGGTTGCGCTCCGGCCGACCATCGAGGGCGGTGGAAGGATCACCGCAGTCAGCTCCGCGGGTCCCGGATTCTTCCGTGATCTTGTGCACGATCAATTAGGTTAACTAGACGTGAGAGGGCGCCAACCACTCCCGCGACCGCCCGTGACGTGTCACGACGGGCTCGTGCGGATTCCGCTGACGGGGGGCTTTACGACGGTGATCGACGAGGCGGATTGGCCGCTCGTCGCCCCCTACACATGGTGCACCGTCAAGCAAGGCACACGCTATCCGTACGCGAAAGCGTGGGCGCGCGAGGGCGCCGACCGTCGGGTAATCTTCATGCATCGGCTTATCCTGAACGCTCCCCCGGAACTACAGATCGACCACAAGAACCACGACACGCTCGACAACCGACGCAGCAACCTACGGCTGGTGACGAACGCACAGAATCAGGCAAACCTCCGCGCCCGTGGCGGCACGAGCCGCTTTCGTGGAGTGCGGTGGTTCAAAAACCGCTGGCAAGCGGCGGTCATGTTTCACGGCCGCCTGCACTATCTCGGGCGCTACGACGACGAGGAGGAAGCGGCCCGCGCCGTCGACCGGGCGTTACTGGCGTGGTGGGGTGACCACGCCCGCTTGAACCTCGACTAATGCGCTACACCGTCGAAGTTGAGCTGCCCCTCACGGTCGACGTCATGGACGCCGTGCATGGCGTCGAGGCGACGCGAGACACGCCGCCCGAGCCCGATTGGATTTGCCTCAGTGTGAAGCTCGGCCCCTTGGACGTGACCGAGGCGTTGCCGGCCGACATCCTCGCCACCCTCGAGGATGACGCGCTCGAGCGGCTCCGCCGCGCGGCCGACGAGCCCTAGGATGCCCTACCCGACGACGCGGCGCGGGCTCGAGGCGGCGGGCTTCCGATTCGATACGGTCGGGCGGTGCCGCGGCGCCCGGTGCGGCGCCGAGCTGCATTGGTGGTACTCGCCCCGCGGCACACGCATCCCACTC